GCCATATTATTATCCTCCTAGTTTCTGAATACTGTCTCTAGGCCGTCGACTATACTCGTCAGTATTCTAATTAATTGCATAGTGATTAATATATACAGTAGTTTTTAGTAGAGTGCAAGAGAGCCTGTAATGCGGATTGGATTTTTCCAACGATGTAGCTTTTATATTAAGTAGCTACAGAAACTTGTGGAGCAACACCTTCTACAGTGTTTTGTTTGTGAGCAATAGCTGCTTCTTCCAACTTTATGTCAGTAATGACTCTTTTAACTTTGTCATCTATTCTGACCATTTCAAGAGTGTATCTATTATTAGATAGATGCTCCTGTTCCCACTTCAACTCCAAGGACCTTTTTTGTTTGTATAGGTCTTGTATCATCAACAACCTCCTCATAGGTTATTCTGTTTACTCGGTTATCATAAGATATCCCAAGATATTCCCATTTTATACTCTTTTCTCCCAATTTGTCAAGGATTGATTGTTCAAGAGAAATAGCATTATCTTCAGCATCAACATTAAATTTTGCGTAATGATCATATGCCCAGATTGTAACGGTGAATTGTTTCATGGTTCTGTCTTTCTATTTACTAAATGTGGCGAGAGTGTGTCTCGCCACATAAATTTTCTTTTTAATGATTATGCACCAGCGACGCCAAAGATACCTCTGTAGTCAGATACTCCAAATGAGTATCTTTCTCTAGCTTTGTATCTAACGTTTCCAGTATCAAAGTCACCTTCCATTGCAGTTGTCAATGGAGCTCTTGTGAACATTTTCATACCGTTAGGTACGTCTGTCAAGATATAGAACGCATCAGCATCTGTTAGGTAATTGTTCACTCTGTATCCTTGAGGAACCATTCCCATTGAAACGATTGCGTTGATATCATTGTCAGCTGTTCCAGTTCTACCTTGAGATTTCATTAAT